TACTGAATTTGGACATGATAAAAATCTCCAATATGAAGCATTAATGCGAATGGCATTATGTTTTGAAAAACAAGGTAATCGTATATTTACTATTAAAGGTATTTTATTACGTGCAATTTCAATCCTCCCTAAACGCCCAGAAGCATATTTTTTACTTTGTAGGATATATGAAAGGAATAAAGATTGGCAAGAAGGTTATACTATGGCTGTAACATCGTACGAATTTGCTACTGATGAACCTAATACGGTAACTGATGTAGAATATCCTGGTAAATTAGGGTTTACATTTGAAAAAGCTGTTTGTGCTTGGTGGGTTGGATTATGGAATGAATCCATTTCCTTATTTGAAGAACTCCAAACCCAAAATCTTCCAGAAATGTATAAAACTGCTATTGATAGTAACTTGAATAATTTACGAGCCTGATAATATTTATAATAAAATATTTAAATGGCAAGTGTATTAAAAAAAATATTTGACCCTAACATAGATGAAGTAGTACAAAACTTTACTATTCAATCATGGCATGTTTCTCAATCTGTAGACGCCTTTACAGGAACAAAAGCTTATGATATTACTTTATCTGGATCTTTAGTTGTAACTGGTTCTGTTGCTATTCATAGTTTATCTAATACTCCTCAAAATGGGGTTGTATTATATGATGATACTACGGGATTATTATATTATACTGCATCTTCTGCTTTTGCTGTTAATAATTTTATTTCTAGCAGTGTAACCCAAAGTATTACCAGCAGTGTAGTTAATAATGTTATCAATCAAAGTACTATTAACCAAACTATTATTAGTAGTAGTGTAAATAACGTTGCCCCTTCAGACAAATATATCCAATACAATAGTGCAAGTGCTTTTGGTGCTAGTGCTGATTTTCAATTTATATATACTTTAAGTAGTTTACAACAAGGTAACACAACATTAGCACAAGGACAATATTCTCATGCTGAAGGAAAAGCTACAGTTGCTGATGGAATTTCTTCTCATGCTGAAGGAGATTCTAGTATCTCTAAAGGAGATTGGTCTCATGCCGAAGGTAGACTTACCAATGCCTCAGGATCATATTCTCATGCTGAAGGAAACTTTAATATTGCTTCTGGATTTGCTTCTCATACTGAAGGTGCTTTTACTAAAGCAACAGAACAATATTCCCATGCTGAAGGATTTACTACTTTAGCTAATGGGGGCGGTTCTCATGCTGAAGGTTATTTTGCCACAGCATCAGGAGGTTATTCTCATGCTGAAGGAAATTTATCTTACGCCCTTGGTATTTATTCTCATGCTGAAGGAGGAGAAACATATGCTAGAGGAACAGGCGCTCATACTGAAGGTTATCGAACATTCGCTCAAGGATTATATTCTCATGCTGAAGGATCCAATACTTTTGCCAATGGAACCTACTCTCATGCTGAAGGTTATTTTGCCACAGCATCAGCTAATTATTCTCATGCTGAAGGGTATTGGACAATAGCTAATGGGATATATCAACATGTTCAAGGTCAATTTAACCAAACCTCTACAGAACAATCTGCTTTTATAGTAGGAAATGGAACAAGTAATACTTCAAGATCAAATTTAGTAAATACCCGCCAAACAGATTCTGCACTAGACCCAACACTTTTAGTTACTGATCATGTAGTATTTATTGCTCCTACTTCACCTGGAGGAATTGTTTATCTCCCGGCATCACCAGTAACAAATATGCAGTTAGTAATAATGAGAACTGAACTCACCCCAGCATTTACTGTTGCACCATTAGGTGGATTCCTTATAAATGGCCTTTCATCTTATGTATTCCCAGCATCAGCATACACTAGAAAAACTTTTACTTTCTTTGGAGGTAGATGGCTTGTGGAATCTAATTAATTTTAAACTATAATATATGTCAATAGTTTCAGAAAAAAAGTTTTTAACCGAAGAAGAATTAACAACTTTAAAAACAATTCAATCAAATACCCGTACTCTTATTTTAGAGTTGGGTGAAATTGAATTAACTAAATTACAAATAGAAAATCGTTATGATAATGCAAAACAATTTTTGAGTAATTTGTCTACCCAAGAAAAAGAATTTACCGATTCTATAATTAAAAAATATGGTAAAGCTAGTATCAATCCAGAAAATGGTGAAATCACCCTATTAGATTAATCTAGGCTAAAGTACACCATATTTATAATAAAAATAATTTATTACAATGGCAGAAACAATTGTATCACCTGGTGTACTAGCTATAGAAAACGACCAGTCATTCATCACTCAAGGACCTATTACTGCCGGAGCTGCTCTCATAGGCCCAACTGTTAAAGGAAAAGTAGGAATTCCTACTATAGTAACTTCATACAGCGATTATTTAAATAGATTTGGTGCTCAATTTTTGAGTGGAAGTAAGAATTACACTTACTTTACTTCAATTTCAGCATACAATTACTTTAATAGTGGAGGAACAACATTATTAGTTACTCGTGTTGTAAGTGGTTCATTTACACCCGCAACTTCTTCATTAATCCCAACTTCAACCGCTGCAACAATCCCATCAGCTTCTGTAAATTTAACTTTTATTTCTGCTAGTGTTGCTGCTGTAGGTTCAAGCTCATTAAATGTAAATGGCGTTACCCTTTATTACACTGGCTCATCAGTAGCTAATACAACAAGTAATATATATATTAATACAGCCTCTTTTTCAGGAACTACAGTTCTTCATTATGCTGTAAGTTCATCTACTACTCTTAATTTTAGTAGTTCATTAGCTCCATATAATACTTCACTCCAGTACATTTCATCATCAGCTACTTCTCCAAATTTAATATTAACTTCTACTAATCCTAATGGATTAGCAGGTAATTCATATTATTACATTTCAGGAAGTACTACAGTATATTTTTCTGGTGGTACAAATACTGAAGCATTTATTCTAGAAACCCTTTCTGAAGGTGAAATAATGAATAGTGTTGGCCCTACAGGACTAAACAATACCCTTCTTTCAGGTTCAGGTGAAAATTACAGATGGCAAACAACTTCCCCCAATATTAATGATGGAACATTCTATTTATTAATCAGACAAGGAAATGATACTATAAATTCACCATCAATTTTAGAATCTTGGGGTCCATTATCTTTAGATCCTAATTCTTCTAACTATATTGAAAAAGTAATAGGTAACCAAGTTGAAACCGTTCAATTTGACTCTTCAACAGGAGAATATTATGTTGAAATGGTTGGAAACTTTGCTAACCAATCAAGATATGTTAGAGTAAAACAAGTTAATTATACTACTCCTGATTATCTTGATAATGCTGGAGACCCAAAACCACAATATACGGGTTCAATCCCTTTTCCAGCAAGTGGAGCTTTTGGAGATGCTGTAGGTTCAAATATTCCTTTTGGAGTAGCTGGAAATTACTATGAAAACATAACTAATACAAACGTTCAAGGATTACAAGCCAGTGATTATAATCAATCTATAGGATTACTTTCTAATCAAGATGCTTACAATTATAATGTACTTACGGCTCCTGGACTTATAGGTGATGGTACTAATTACCCGGCTCATGTTTCTGTTGTTACTAATATAATTTCAACAGTCCAAAATAGAGGAGATGCTATGACAGTAGTAGATCTAGTAGGATATGGCTCAAACATCCTCCCAGTAACTACAAATGCTCTTACGTATGATACTTCATATGCTGCAGCTTACTGGCCTTGGGTTCAAACAATTGATCCTAATACAGGAGAAAGAGTTTGGGTTCCTGCTTCAACTATGATCCCTGGAGTATATGCATTTAACGATGCTGCTGCTGCTCCTTGGTATGCACCTGCAGGAACTTCTCGTGGTGTATTAAGTACAGTTATTAGAGCAGAACGTTCTTTAACTCAAGGAAATAGAGATTTACTTTATGATAACAATGTAAATTCAATTGCTACTTTCCCTAATACTGGTATAGTAGTATTTGGTCAAAAGACATTACAAAAGAAAAAAAGTGCTCTTGATCGTGTAAATGTGCGTCGTTTGTTAATTGAACTTAAAAATTACATTTCTCAAATTGCAGATACGTTAGTGTTTGAACAAAATAACGCTACTACAAGAAATAATTTCTTATCTCAAGTCAATCCATATCTAGCTTCTGTTCAACAACAACAAGGTTTAACAGCATTTAAAGTAGTAATGGATGAATCTAACAACCCACCATCAGTTGTTGATAATAATCAATTAGTTGGACAGATTTATTTACAACCTACACGAACAGCTGAATTCATTATGTTAGACTTTAATATATTACCTACAGGTGCAACATTTCCTGTATAATAATATATTTTAAGAAAATTTTAGATATTTATAATAAAACTAAAATAAATCAAAAATGTCAAATTTTACAACTTCTCCTGGAGTAGCAATTAGCGAAATAGA